CCATGTAACCGTCAACTTTGCGATCTAAAATAAATATCTTCTCGCCTTCGGCCGTATAACCGCCATTTTCCTCCAGCATTAAATGATAACCGCCGATCTGAATATATTGGCTCAAGAATACCTCCTTAGAGGATTTAAAGTCTCCGGCGATAATTTTATTATCTATACTTTCCCAACCTACATCTGCTATGCCGCCCGTCCAGAGCTTTTTACTATAACCATACAATTCGGACCAAAGAAACCTTTTAACATTATTCTGCGCCCAAGTTACAAATTTGACCAACTCAGGCTTATCTTTAAATTCATCCGATAGCGGCGCTATCGGCCTGCCCCCTAAATTATCTAAACAGATCTTGATCCATATTTCTAATAACTTATGTCTCTCGGTCCCGGCATCGGCTGATTCATTCAGCTTTTTAGTATGGGCTTTGTAACAACTATCTAACAGATCCAGGAAACGCTGCGGTCTCATGTTTCGAATAGCGTTGTGGATTATTCTGACATTAACAATTCGTTCCTTGTCCGGCACTATTTCAATTCTACCCTTAACCTTCTTATTATATTTCTGCCAGCCAAGAGGTTTTAAAGTTTGCTCGGCCGTCCAGTAACCCAAAGGCTTATTAAGGACTCCGACTACGGTCGATGTGCCCATTAAGGGCTTACCTTCCAAGCTATGAATGTGTTTGATTGGATCGAAATGATATCTATTCATTGAACGTAGCGTCTTGGCAAGGCCGGCATAGTCCGCTGATTAAGAACTCCCTCATGGCTATATCGTCATCTTCAAAGTCCTTTTCTATATCTATCTCTTTAGCACAACTAGGACACTTGCCCTCCTCTATGCGTTCGATCGCTTCGGGAAATAGGGCTTTGATTATGTCTCTATTCATGGTTCACGTTAGTTGATACTATGGGTCTTTTATCCCAACAGTCCCCGCACATTTTAGCCAATACCTTCCCCTGTTTAATTATTGAATACATAGAAATGTTAGGCCGGTATTCAAGACAAAAGCTGCATTTAGGCTCCTTGGCCCGGCGAGGATGATATTGGTCTGACTTCTTCCATATTTTCCATACTCTAGTCAGGTCTATCTCATCATGCCCGGATTTGATAAGCAACTCCCGAACCTCTCTAAGCGACTTGCCTGTCTGCATATGAGCAATTATAAACTCGTTCCGGTCCTTTTTTGTAGTAGTTTCATACATAGTTGCGGTCTTTATTAATATCTATTTTACTCTTATCTATATCGGTGTCAATATCTTTATCTATTGAGTTATCCACAGAGAGTTCAAGCTCGGGACGAATGTTGTATTTTTCACATAAACGAGGCAGAAGATCTCCCATAGATTCTGTCTTAATATATGTCTTATGTTGTTTCATATCGGTCTCAAAACCAAGATCTGTTAAATGGCGTTTAATATATCGGGGGTTCCAAGCTTTTTTAAATTCAAATTCTGATGTGTCGTTACCGACAACCTCTTTAGCCTTATCTACAATATCGGTTAAGCTTATTCGGGATGGGGGACCGCCCAATAAACTCCTCCCGTTAGCTTCCTCAGTTAATTCATATACAAATTTAACGATCATAATACGCTGGTCATCTCCGGCCGTATCTATAGCAACTTTCTCCTGTTTGCGCATAAAGTTGATCATTATCTTGCGGTCTTCTAAATTACCCATCTTTAATAGCGGCATAATAGTATCATTAAACCTCGCCACCATGCCGGGAACGATTAAAATATCCTCCTTTAAAAAGATATTCTGCCAACGCCACTTAAGCATAAGATTAACAATAGCTTGAAACTCCAGTTTACGCTGATTATGCCACCAGGACTCATCATTCCGGCGCATAACGTCTTTGAGGTCTTTATCTCTCGGAGTCATTTTAAAGGGTATGACACGAGAAGTTAAAGCATCGTCACGGATCATTTTACGCTTAACTAATATCTTAGGCTGATCTACACAGAAGGAGGTGGGCTTAAACTTCTTTCCTTCCTGTTCAGCTACGATATAATGTCCCCCGGCCCGGTAACCATTACGGAGGATTGTATTCATTTTCTCTGAATCTTTGGGAAAATCTATCTTATCTATCTCGTCAAGCATGATCGTAGAACCGGTCATTTCAAGTATTCTAGCCAATGAAGGAGCAGAAATATCGTCCGCTACAAGGCCGTTTTGACACAACTGAGCAATGAACTTACCCCATTCGGTCTTTCCCGTGCCATAATCACCAAATATTAGCAAATATGGCCGCCTGTAGAAGCGCTCGTAAACCCAAGTGAACTTAATATAGTTGCGTGCAATTACAAAATAATCGTCGGGATGCGTGTGCCACGCTTTCAAGAACTTGGTTATTGTTTCGTCTACAATATCTGTCGGAACCAAATCTTCAATTATAGTGTCGGGGAATACAATATCGTCATAAAATGACCTATAAAACGGGTCGTTGATCGGAGGAACTTTAATAATGAGCCCGTCCGGAGTTTTAAATTCTTTACACAAATAACTTTTTTCCCCGTCCCAAACCACAAACGTAGGGAGCTTCTCTCTGCCCGGCCCCTGATCTGACACCATAGTATTCAAACAAATCTTGGCGTCTAAGTTAACGTAATTAAAGCGATAGACAAAATTGTCTTTATCTTCTTTTTTGTTCTTTTTATCTATTTTATCTTTGTATTGTTCGACGTAATTCTTCATTAGCTTGGCTAATTAAGTCTACCAACAACGCGATCTCCTCTTCTAAGTCTTTTTTGTGTTTATACCAATATTTAGCTTCCTGAGTATATAAATCCAAAAATTGTTTACGCCAAGATAATCTTGATTCTAATGTTTCTATTTGTTTTAAGAGTTCCTCCATTAAACTAATAATGAAAAGAGCTTTCGGGAATCGTCCTTGTGAGAAATTCCGCGAAAGCTCATCTCATTACACAAGGACTAGCCCCTTAATTATACTTTGGGGATAAAATGACCACAAGTGGATAAGTTTTTGTTTTAAAATATCCTGTAATTCAGCCGAATTGCCCTCCGTAGCGCAGTTTTTATAAATAAAAAGGCCGGTAATTTGAGCCGGCCTTGAAAACTTTAGGGCGGGGGAATATTCTGATTTGGCCATATTGCCATATTACCAAAACGAGACTAATTTAAACTATTGCATGTAATTCCCATTCTTCTACCCACGGGGCTGATACTATTAAAAATAAGTAAAAATGTAGTATGCTCGTGGGTAGAAGAATGGGAGCTTTATTGTTTTCCGGCTATACAAAAAAGCACGATATTGCGGGTTATCGTGCATTTTTGCTTTACGTTTAGGCTTTTAGCCTTGTCGTTTTGCGATTATGCTTTTAATTCTGATGAGTTTTTAGTATTCATAAGCTCGTACTCATAAACTCTTGTCGTGTTGCCGTCTGATAAGTTTAACATGTCTATAACTAATAATTCTTTAGTATCAGTTAACTGATCAATAGTTAGATAAAACTCTATCATGCGTCGGTTGCCTCGATTTATCTCAACGGTTATAAACTCATTACCTCCTAATCCGTTTATTCTGCCTTTCTCATTTTTGATATTAGCGTATAGTTTCATTTCTGTATTGTTAACATGTCCAGCATTCTCTCGTAAGAAAGTAGCCGGCCACATAAAAATTCATAATCAAAGTTATTAGATAAATCTTTCATTTCTTCTTTCTTTAGTTCTTCTTTTTCTTCTTGTATTTCTATTATATTTTGCTTTACACTTTCGATAATAGTTTCCCGGCTATACAAATAATTCATTTTAATTGTCAAGGTTCGCCCGCAACGAACTTGTTATAAGCAATTATGCCGGCCCAGTAAGTCAAAATCTTTATATCCGGCATTTAATTTCTGGGCAGAATAATTTTGCTAAATTGCTTGATGTATTTAATTACACCGGATTATACCTGATTAGAGGTATAAAGCCACTATAATCAAAGCGAGGGCCGGCAATATTGCGCCTAGCGCAATATACCAGGCCTCGCGCGCCTCTTGTCTCTTTAATTGTTTTAATCTTGGTAAATAATCAATCACAATTACATTATACTCCTGGGCTATTTAAAAGTCAATAAAATAGATTGTGGATAACCTAAACCACGGCAAATTAGGGGGTATGAGGATGCGTGAGGATGCGTGAGGATGTTTTGCTCATATTGATAGGGTATTGGTTAGCCCATGTGAGGATGTGAGGAAAATGAGGGAGAGTGTATTAGTATATAATAGATTTTATTATTTATTAGATTTCCCCAGAGAGGCCTCCGGTAATGGCTAGGCAATAACTCCTTTTTATCCTCACGTATCCTCACGTATCCTCACGGAGTGTAGCGTAGTGGGTCGCACCCCCTTTTTATCCTCATATCCTCACATAGCGGCTAACTGATAGCCAACACTTTAACCAAAACTAGCACAAACGTCCCTCGTTATTGTAGAAAATATAGACAATATCTAGCTTACCCCATGTCGTGTCGCAAAATACATATTATCAGACGTTCAAAAAAGGTATAATATGCCTGGCTTGTTTCTATTCCTACGTTATAGATAAGCTACGAAAACCGGTATAATTTGATGGGTATAGGATACCCCCCACCGTGTTTTCGTGGGGATTTTGGCGCTTACTTATTATCCGCACGAACGCTCTTTTCTAAACTTATCAACAAGCGGGTATGTAGCTATCTGTGATACAGTTTCTTATATGGAGCCTATACTTTTTTTTCTAGGAGCCTCGTTCGTACTTTTGGTTTTTAGTTTTTTGTTAGGTTTTCAGACAGGTCGTAGCGATCGTCACTATGAGAATTTTAAAAAAATACTTTCAGATCTTAAAAAAAATACAGTTAGAGCTTTTACTTCTCGTCAGAAAGTTGTTATACTTAACAGTAAAGATTCTTATTTACCGGATCCGGGATCTGAAGAGGAGGAATTACTATGATAAAAAAAGCTACACTTGACGAAATAATAGATTTAATTGATTCTGCTCACGAAATAGAAAATATTAAACAGTTAGCCGGTAATAGCCAAAACGATGGCGTTCGCCTCGCTTCGTCGACTAAACTATTGGAAATTACGGGTGTAATAACCAAGGATATTAAAAAGACCAGCGTCTCCGGCAACAACATCCAACTCGTAATTGAAGAATAGTGTATGGGAATTATCCCAACTAAAAAATTCAAATTCCGCAATAGCGATACGGGCGAAATATTAAAGGAATTTGATTTGTCTCTTAAACAGCATAAGTTTATTAAAAGCGAAAGTCGCTACGCTCTTTACTCCGGTGGCTTTGGCGCCGGCAAAACGCTCGCCCTGATATTAAAGATCATATATCTCGGTCTTAAATATCCTAATAACACTATCTTGGTAGGCCGTCAGCATTATCAGGACCTTCGCGATACCGTTCAAAAGGAGTTCTTTGAGATCTGCCCTGAACAATATATATCTAATTTTGTCAAATCAGAAAGAAAGGCCGTCCTTATTAACGGTTCTGAGATCCTCTTTCGTCATTTGGATAAGGTATCAGAAAAAGAAATCCGTTCTCTTAATTTGGGCGCGTTCGCTATAGACCAGATGGAGGATGTAGCTGAACCGGTCTACCTGGCTCTTAAGGGCAGGCTCAGAAAGAACGGTTCATCTCAGCAGGGATTCGGCACAAGCAATCCCGCTCCGTCTTGGATATTTCGGGAATTTAAACAGCAGTCAAAGCCGGAAAACCTTTTAATTGAAACCAGCACCCTGGAAAATCCCCATCTTTCTCAGGCCTATATTGACGATCTTTTAAAGTACCCCGATTATTGGAAAAAGCAGTTTGTTTATGGCGAGTGGGACACGGCTATTATGGGCGACAGAAACGTTTATCACATGCAGATCACGGATGCTCAACAGAAAAACCTTATCCTCCCGGAGAACGCTAAAAAGCTGGATGATATTAGAATATATAAGGACAAATTCGGTAATGATGATTATCTGCAAATGGGCGTAGATATTAGTGAAGGTATCGGCGGCGATGCTTCCGTTCTTTCTGTCGTTAATTGTAAAGACGGCGAGGAGATCGCCTTTTGGCAGGGTCAGCTCCCTCCCGATATTTTAGTTGAAAAAGCCCTCCGCCTTATTAACTATCTAAACGTTAAAACAAAAAGACCGATGACTCTTGTCCCTGAGATCAATGGCCTTGGGATCGCTTTTCTTACCCATATAAAAAAGTCCTACCATCACATTTATAAACGTGAAGTTTTCCTCAAACAATCTAAAGAGAGAAAAGAAGTCCTTGGCTGGAAAACCAGCATCTCGACTAAACCTCTTCTCATTAACAATCATGTTGAACTTCTCCGCAACGGTCATTTAGTTGTCCACACCCCGGAAATAATTGAACAGCTTAAGACATTTGTTTATACTGATGATGCGAAACATCAGGGTATGGGCGCGGATCCGGGTTTTCACGATGATGCCGTGATCGGACATTCTCTGGCTTGTTTCTTTTCTCCTCCGATCAAAATGCAATTAATTTCAACTGTAAAAAATAATAATAAAAGTAGTGATCTGGTCAGGGAGGCTTACAATCCTTTAGGTGAGTCCATTAAGGACTTATTTGCGAAGCCTGGATCCGACTGGATGACTAACTCTTAACCAATATGGTTAATATTGAACCGTTAAATGAATATCTGGTCGTAGAAGTTATTAAGAACGAGAATGAGGGCGGCGCGGGCGGAGTGCTCCTTCCCGATAGCCATAAGAAAGAAGAATTTGGCCTTGGTAAGGTTTTGGCCTTACCCGAGGATCTTGATGTAAATATTAACATTGATATAGGCGCCAAAATTGTCTTTGACAAATATTTGTTGATAAGTGTTAAAATAGAAGGAGAAGAACTTAAGTTTTTGAAGTTTACCGATGTATTGGGTATAATTAAAGAAGAGATCAATGTCACTGATTGAAGAACAAAAAGAAAGAGACAGGCACGAAGAATCTAAGGCCTTGAATAAAAGATATGCTAAGCGGAAGAATGGCAAGGTTTTAGCCAGAAATGCAGAGCGGGAGATATTCGCGGACGATATTCTCCAGCCATATCAGCCGGCATTTAAGCAGCGATGGTATAGAGCCTGGAAAGACAGGCAGTTAATATACGATGCTGTTGACCGTGAAGTTATCCGTAAAGAAAAGGAAACGGAAGAAGCATATAGGAAGAAACCGAAAGGCATTGTTACTTTAGAAGAAAAGATCTTAAAAGATGTCCAGAAAGAGCATCCCGCAATGATCGAAGACAGCGATATAATTAAGCATAACGGTTAGGAGGAGAATATAATGGAAGACACAATAAATCAGGAGGGCCAAACGGCAACCGACGCTAAGGATACTTTAGATGTTCTTCCTGACGATACTGAACTTGTTGCTAAGGTTAACGGTTGGCTCGCTGAGTCAAAGGATTTTTATACTATTCTTTACGATGCTCAAAAAAAGGCCGAAGAATATTATTTGGGAAAACAAACTAAGCGGGATCAGGTTCCTAATCATCTTTCTAATTTTGTTCAGAATCGTATATTTGAAGCGGTAGAAACTATCCTTCCGATCATTACTTCCAAACCGGCTGAGTTTATTGTTAAGTCCCCTGATATTTCCGAACTTGGTCCCAGGCGCGCCAGGAAAGTCCAGCTCGCTTTATCCGATCTTTATGATGAGGTTATGGTTTCTCAGAAGCTTGAAGATGCCAGCCGGAGCGCCCTTAACTATCGTTTCGGCGTTTTAAAAGCTGAATGGGACGAAAACACGGATAATCCGACTTTAAAATTCGTCCGTTCGCAGCGTGTCCGTATTCCTAATTATGGCGGCCGGTTTGTTAAAGATCTTCCTTATGTAATTGAAAAGATCGACATGGGCTATCAGGAGATCAAGGACTTCTTCGGGGAAGAAGTTGCTAACGATCTGGCTTCTATGTCAAAACCCGAAGGCGGAGCTGAGGAGGATATGCCGGTTAATAAAAGAGTCTGGACGATACAGGAGGTTTGGACTGACTGGTGGAGGGCTTGGAAATATGAGTCTAGAATTTTAAAAAAGGAAAAGAACCCGTATTGGGACTTTAATAATGTAAATAAAAATCATTTAAAGCGTCCGGCCAAACCCTATTTCTTAATTGCTCCCTTTTCTCTCGGCAAATCTCCCGTCCCTGAAACCTCTTTAGTTGAACAGGCCATGCCGATCCAGGACGGCTTAAATGTTGTCTCGAGAATTATTATTAATCACGCGACTAAGACCGGTAACGGCGCTTGGCTTGTGGATTCTAATACGATGACAAAAGAGGAGGCTGACCAGATCCGTAATGAACCCGGAATTATTATTTATGGCAACGGTGTGGCTAATCAGAATAACGTCCGCCGCGATGCGCCCCCTCCTCTCCCTGCTTATTTAAATCAACTTTGGGATTCTTTAAATGCTTCTCTCGATAATTTATTTGGTGTTCATTCTACTACCCGAGGAGAACGTCAGGGCAAGGAAACTGCCCGGGGCCGTATTCTTTTGAAGAATGCCGACTTGGGCCGGCTTGACTATATAGTCAGAGAAATTGACCGCGCCGTGCAGGATATTGGTAATTACTTCGTTCAACTGATGAAGATGTATTATACCGACAGCCGTAAATTGAGATATTTCGGTCCCGGTCAGGAAATGGAAGTTTTTGATATATCTTCGGAAGATGTCGAAGACGGTGTGCAGATCATGGTTCGTGCCGGCTCAACTCTTCCTAAGGATGAAATATCGGAAGCCGATCAGGCGCTTCGCCTATGGGAGCTTGGCGCGATCGACCCCATCTCTTTATTTGAAAAATTAAAATTCCAGAATCCGGAGCAATCAGCAGAACGACTTATGAAGTGGAAGATGGGCACACTTATACCTGGCGCGACTCCGGCTCCGATTGGAGGGACGCTTAGTGGAGGGGGTGAGGTCGTACCATCGGGAATATTACCGACAGGAGGATAATAA